AGAACAACCTCCAAGTCCCGATCTTCGATTCGATTTCTGACTTGCTTGAATACGGGCCAAATGAATGGAGTACGACCAAGGATTTCCTAGAGAAAATCACCTGGCAACTCTTTCTGAATTACAACGTGTTCATCCTTCCGGTCTACGACGAAATGATGACAGGAGATGGAAAATCACGGAAGTATCGAGCCCTTTATCCTCTGGAACCGACTGAAGTCTCCTTCATCGTCGATGGGAAGAACGAACTCTATGTTGATTTTCGCTTCAATTCCAATGAGAAACTGGTGGTTAAATATTCCGACCTCATTCATTGGCGATATCGGTATTCAGTCAATCCTTTCATGGGCGGTAATGCCAATGGCCAACCGGATACGCAAGCGTTGCTTCAAACAGTGGACATCAACCATAAGCTGCTGCAATCCATTGAGAAATCGGTGAATTCCTCGATGCAGATTTATGGTGTCATGAAGTACAACACGATCCTCGATGAAGACAATATGAAAGCCGAGATTTCCAGATTTGAAAAAATGTTGGCGGAAAATAAGAATGGGATCATTGGCGCGGACCTGAAATCCGAATACATCCAAATCAAGCCCGATCCGAAATTGGTTGATCCCCAAACGTTAGCCTTCATCGATTCGAAGATTCTACGTCACTATGGCGTTTCCATCCCGATTCTCTCCGGGGATTTCACCCCCGAACAGTATCAAAGTTTCTATGAGAAAACGCTCGAACCCCTGATCAATTCCTTGAATCAAGTTTTCACGAAAAGTCTGTTCACCCAACGAGAACTGCAGTTTGGCAACAAGATCGTCTTCTATGCCAATAACTTGCTTTATATGGCGCTCGACAAGCGTGTAGCGGTTGGTGATCTCTTGGGAAACCGCGGTGCCCTCACCAATAACGACCTTCTTGCCTTGTTTGGTTACCCACCCTACGAAGAAGGAAATGTTCGCTTAATGTCACTCAACTATGTCGATGTTAATATCGCGCATCAATACCAATTGAAGAATGCATCCACGAAACCGGAGGAATCCCCGAATGAACCCAAAGAATGAGTTGATCTATCGCGCGTATACCTCGGATTTCACCCTGGAAGGCAACAAGCTCAGTGGACTCGCCGCGGTCTATGAAAACCGGACCAAAATCGGAAATCTCTTCCATGAAGTGATCGAACGTGGGGCGTTTGATGAATCCGATCTTACGGATGTCTTATTCTTCGTCAATCACGACATGAGCAAGATTCCCTTAGCTCGAAGTCGCCGCAATAACGGAAACAGCACCATGACCTTGAAGGTGGATGAGCAAGGATTGCATGTGGAACCACAGCTCGATGTGGAGAACAATGCAGATGCCCGGGCTTTGTATTCAGCTGTCAAGCGCGGAGACATCACCGGGATGTCCTTTCTGTTTACGATCAAAGAAGATGCTTGGGAGGATTTGGATAAATCCATTCCGACGCGTCGTATCAAGAAAGTGGCACGGGTCCGGGAGGTCTCCGCGGTAAACTTTCCAGCCTATGATGCGACGGAGATTCATGTGCGTGACGGACGATCGCTGGAGAGCGACGCTCAAGCATTGGAGAATGCACGTTCTGCTTTGGACAAAGCGAAAACGAGCTCAGAAGTCTGGAAATTGAAGAATCGTATCCTGCAAATGAAAGTTCGAGGAACCAAGGAAGAATGAATAAAGAAAAAATCCTGAAGTTGATTCAAGAGAAACAAACCAAAATGGAAGCGTTGTTGAAGCGCTCCGAAGCCTCCGAAAAAGTGGAAGAACTCCGTGCCTTGAATACCGACATGGAAGAGCTCGCCAATGAGTTGGAAAGCCTGCGTTCCTTGGTCAAGGATCTTGACGACGAAGAACAACGCAGCACCCAAAAGAAAACGATCTTGGCGACCTATGGCGTGAAGATCAAATCCGAGAAACCGGACGAAAGCCGCACGGAAGAACCCAGTGAATTTGAACAACGCGCGGAAGCGTTCAAAGCCTCCAATAAAGTCGAATTCAGCGTCGAGGAAGTTCGTGCCGTCACCATCGGATCCGGCAATCTGATTTCCCCCAAACCGGTCCAGAATACCATCAACGAGAAGTTCAATGAAGTCTCCTCGGTGGTCGAGCTGGTCAATGTGGTCTCAGCCGAAGGCATGACCGAATACGAAGTGCCCTACGTCACTGGTTACAGTGAAGGTGGGATTACCGGGGAAGGACAAGATTACTCTGAAGGTGAACCGACCTTCGACTATGCGTCGATCAAACCGATCAAAATCACGATTTACACTGAAGTCACCGAAGAAGTTTCCAAGCTGACCCCGGTGCAATACCTGACGAAGATTCGTCAAGCGGCGCTGATCGCTTTACGTAAGAAAGTGGCACGTTTGATTCCGTTGGGTAATCCGTCCGCGACGCCGGCTGAGTTCACCGGGATTCTCAACGCCCCGGCCATTACCGATGCGGCCTTGGAATTCAGTGCCATCGATGAAAAGACCTTGCGCAAGATTGCGATGTCCTATGGTGGCGATGAAAACATCTTGGGGAATGCGGTCCTGTTGATCAACAAGAACGACTTGATTGCCTTTGGGGATGTACGCGGTGCGGACAAGAAATCAGTCTATGAAATCACCCCAGATTCCTCCAATCCGAATGCAGGGATCCTCAAGGATGGCGGGTTATCGGTTCGCTATGTTATCAACAGTGCTCTCAAAGCCCTCAGTGATGCGGCGACCGTCGCCACGACTCCGTGCATGATCTACGGACATCCGGGTGCCTACGAACTGGCCTTGTTTAGCCCTTACGAGATTAAAGTCTCGGAAGATGCCGCGTTTAAGAAGGGCATGTTAGCGATCAAAGGGAGTGTCTTTGTGGGCGGCAACGTCGTTGCTTCCAATGGTTTCCTGATCATCAAGAAGAAAACCGCTTAATTCGGGAAACCCCATAGAGAGGAGAATCCATGACGGAAGCTGAATTACTCATTGAAGTGAAAAAAGGATTGGGCGTGACCGGATCAACTCAAGATGGAACGATCCTTCGTCATTTGAAGGATGTCAAAGCCTTTATGGCAAGCGCCGGCGTCCGATCCACCATTCTTGAGAGTGAAGCTTCCGTCGGGGTGATTCTGCGTGGGGTGGCTGATCTTTGGAATCTGGAGAGTGGAACCGTTCGATTCAGTCCGTACTTTATACAAAGATTGATTCAACTCAACACGCTCCCAGATCCGGTGGTGGCCAGTGTATAAACCAGCTGGAGTCGGTGCATTTACGACGGCGGTGAAACTGCAAAAACGCATTGCCCAGAAAGTCAGTGGTGCCTTGGAATTCTCGGTTGAGGATGCGACGGATCCGATACTGAATTGTAGCTTTAAAACCTATGGTGGGACGGAAACGATCGTAAATGGTAGTCTCGTTTTGTTGAATACTGCGACCTTGGTGACCTGGTATCGACAAGACATTCAAGCCGCCGATCGGATCCTCCTGATCCAAGACAACAGTGTATGGGAAGTCATCGGAGAACCTGAAAACATCGACATGCGGAATCAATACCTGATTCTTAAAGTTCGAAAAATTTCCGGAGGGGCATGATGAGCAAGAACATGATGAAACTGGATTTAAACGGCGTTAAGGAGCTCTTGGAGCGACTTCAAAAGGCCGGTGGTAACATTGATGCAGCCGCGGAAAAAGCGCTGGTTGAGAGCGCACAGCCCTTCATGGAAGACTTGAGATCTGGGATTCAAAAACACCGTCGAACGGGTCTTACCGAAGACTCGCTCAAGGATCCATCCCAAATTGAAAGGGAAGGAAATCGGCTCACGTTGAACGTGGGCTTTGATTTAGGGAAGGGTGGATTGCCCGCACTCTTTATCGAACATGGGACACCCCGCATGAAACCTCAACCGTTTATCCAACCTGCGATTCGAAAAAACCAAGCAAAGTCGCGAATGATTCAACAAGCCGTCCTAACGAAGCTTCTCAAGGAGATTGAACCATGAATGTCCGTGATCGCTTGATTGCAGCCCTCCAACCCTTGGGATTGGAAGTGCGCCTACAAGGCTCCATCGCGGAGAATGAGCCGTTACCCGAGACTTTCTTGACTTACTTCATCATCGATAGCCCGGATGGAAACAGTTATGAGGATGGACCGCTTGTGTCCTATATCCGAGTTCAAGTCGTGCTCTATTCAACCAAGATGAGCCTTCTCAATGCTCGGCCGCAACAAGTCTTTAATGTCTGTCGTAATGCGGGATTCATCCGGGATAGTCGCGGTCGTGATTTGGGCTTTGAAGGCGATCATTATGGATGGAGCATGAACTTCATCACCACAGAAAGGAATTTCTAACCATGTCTCAACCCTATGTTTATGAAGAATACCAAGGTTTCGATAGCCTCTACTTCGCAGAAATTACCAAGGATGATGCCACCGCCTATACGGCCGGCATCCCGGAAATACTAGCGCCTGCAGGTGAGATCGCGGTTAAAACCGAGCGGTCAACCGATCCGAAATACTACGACAACCAACCGTTTCTGATCGTCACCGCAGAGGGCTTTGATGAAGCCACTTTGACGGTCCCGGTGTTACCAATTGCCTTAGTTGCTCGTTTGTTGGGGAAAGTCGTCGACACCGTGACGGGTGCGTTGTTGGATACCGGAGAAACGCAAACGAAATACTTTGCGATTGGGTATCGTCTGCGCTTTACGGATGGCTCGTATCGCTATGTTTGGCGTCACAAAGGAACCTTCCGGCTCGATGAAGAAAGTGCCAAAGCCCAAGATGCATCGACCGATACCAATAATCACAAATTGATCTTTACCGGAATCACGACAAAATTCCGTTTCGAACTACCGGATGCCAGTAAAAAACCCGGGAAGCAACTCGTGGTCGATGCCCGGGATGGGAAAGCGGATGTCTCGGAATGGTTTGCGCAAGTCGTGACGCCGGAGAATTTAACGGTGATTACTCCGACTCCTTAGATTGGAGTGCTGCAATCTGCTGTGTGAGTTTCTCAAACTTCATATCTGCGTCAACCTTAACATACCAAATCATGAACGGTATAAAGATAACAATTACGATAGGAATGACTATACTTAAATCGCCTGTCTGAAAGGTTAATCCAATAATTTGAAGAGAAAAATAGAGCAAGAACAGAATAGAAATCCAACCTAAAACGACTCTCCAAAATTTACTCATGGGTTGATTTCTCCTTCGATAATTTTTGACCAAGAATTTTTTCATTTATCTCGTTAAGCTCAACGTAAATCATCCACAGCATAAAAGCGATCAATAAGAAACCAGAAAGAATGAGAATGTCTTGACCATTTGAATCATGGAAAAACAAAGCTAAGATGAGCATTAGAATACCTGAGATTGGAACAATCATGAACCAACCATAAAGCAATCTTGTAAGTTTATCCATTATTTACTCCCCCTTGAGTTGTTAATTTAATCCTAATGGAAACTGAATCACGAATCAAGACTATGCATAACAATTTTATGGAAATGAGGAAAGAACATGAATTCTAGCATTTCGCTGACGATCTACGATGACCAAGATGAAATCCTCGCGGAATTTACCGAGACACGTATTCGCTGGGGAATCATCGAAGATGTGGTGGATCTCTCAGAGAAACTATATGGAAAGTCCGAACGGGAAGCCATCCAAGCGATGGGAACTTTTATCCAATTGGTCTTTCCCAAATTGACGAAAGAACTCTTGCGTCAAGCGGATGTGAATGACATTAAAATATGCTTTCAACAGATCGTCAATGTCGTCAAAAACATCGAGGGTAACTCCGAAAAAAACGTGGAAACGGTGAAGCCTCTTTAGTAAATGCCGAAGAAGCTTCACCGCTCTCTGAAATCCTCTTCGAACTTGTAATGAACCTCTGTAAAGTCTTTCCCGCGTTGGATCCTTTCCGACTTCGGCGGAAGGAAGCGGATGAAGTTATCTTGCTGATCAACAAACTTTCTCGGCAGGGACGCAAAAAACCAAGTTCTCCTGAGAGCATGAAACAACGAAAGAAAGTCTACGCGGATCAAGTGAATTGGTTCTAGAAAGGGTGGTGGTCAAAGTTGGCGGATGAAATCTTAGGTGGAAAGTGGACACTCGATACAACCGATCTCAAAGCCGGACTCACGGAAGCCAATCGCTTGATCCGAATTGCGGACTCCGAGTTCAAAGCCGCAGCAGCCAGTATGGGAACTTGGGGTGAGAACGCCGATGGACTCAGTGCTCGAATCAAAAGTCTTTCGACCATCGTCGACATCCAGGAACAAAAGGTTCGAGCCCTTAAGGAACAGCACCAACAAGTCTCTGAAGCCTATGGAAACAATTCAAAAGCCGCCCAAGACCTTGAAGTGGCCATCAATAAAGAGTCTGCTTCGCTCAATCGCAACAAGCTCGAGCTGGATGAAACCAAAGTCTCGTTGATAAATCTCAAAGATGGATCGGCTGATCTCGCAAAACAAAAGGAAGCTCTGAAACAGAAAACTGATGACTTGACGTCGTCCATGAATGAACTGGGAAAGAAAGCCCTTGTTGCTGTAACCGCTGCGGCCGCCGCTGCTGGTGCCGCGATTCTCAAGTTGATGAGTGATGCCGGATCCTTTGCGGATGACCTTATCACACTCTCTAGTAAAACCGGAATTTCCGTTCAACAACTCCAGGAGTTGGATTATGCGGCACGCTTTGTGGATGTCTCCGTTGAAACGATGACCGGATCTCTGAATAAAATGACGCGCACGATGGATGATGCGCGCGATGCAATGGCGATCGGGGAGCTGAATGACCAAGCCGCGGCCTATCAAGAACTGAACGTTCAAGTTACCAATGCGGATGGTTCCTTGCGCAACAACAAAGTCGTCTTCTATGAGGTGATCGATGCCCTGGGAAAAGTTACCAATGAAACCGAACGTGATTCTTTGGCCATGCAGATCTTTGGGAAAAGTGCGACCGAACTTAATCCACTCATCAAAGCGGGATCGTCGGAACTCAGCCGCTTAGCCCAAGAAGCGCACCAGGTAGGCGCAGTTGTCAGCGATGAGGGTGTCAGTGCCCTGGGAACGTTTGATGACAACATGGAGACCCTAAAAGCCTCCACACAAGGGCTAATGAATGAAGCCTTGGCACAACTCACTCCGGTGATTAATGACTTGGTAACAGAGCTCAAAGACAACATGCCCGCAATCATCGAAGCGATCCAAGGTTTCATTACCTTTGCGATCGAAAACGGTCCTATAATCATCGCTGTGATCGGCGGCATCGCGGCTGGTTTGGCGGCTTGGAATGTGGTGACCATGATTCAAGGACTGATCACGATGGTCAAAGGGTGGCAAACCGCAACGGAAGGGATGAGTGCGGCGCAAGCCCTCCTCAACATTGTAATGGCTGCCAATCCGATCGGGATCATTATCACATTGATTGCGGCGCTAGTGGCTGGGATTCTTATCCTCTGGAACACCAACGAAGACTTCCGTAATGCGGTGAAGAAAATCTTTGATGGAATTCTATCAACCATCAGTAACGTCGTGGACAAAATCGTGACTTTCTTTACCAAGACCATTCCAGATTCATTAGCGAAGGTTGGGGAATGGTTTGAAGACATTGGTTCCAACATCGTCAAAGGGGTATGGAATGGCATCCAAGGCATGACTTCGTGGATCGGAGACAAAGTTGGAGGATTCTTTTCTGGGATCATCGACGGCGCCAAAGATCTCTTGGGGATCCATTCGCCTTCCAAAGTCTTCGCGGGCATTGGCGAAAACATGGCCTTAGGCTTAGGTGCAGGCTTTGGCCAAGAAATGAAGTCCATCAATGTGGACATTCAAAAGGCGATCCCGACTTCGTTCGATGCAACTCTTCAACCGGGAAGTTCGACCCGTTCCCCAGGGTTTCAATCCGGAACGTCCATTCAATTGACGCAAAACATTGTCTCTCCCAAAGCGCTCTCCGCCTATGAAGTCTATCGTCAAACCAAAAACGCAAGCCATGTCTTGGCAGCTGCGTTGCTGAAGGGAGGGTAAAAAGGAAGATGCCAACCCTTCAATTCATCAATTCGAATCAGCAAAGCCTTACGCTGGGTGACAACCCAGATTTTGCGTTATTGGACTTTGCGGGCATTCATCCTCCCAAAGCCAACCTCAACCTGCAAACCATTACGGGCTTTGATGGAGCGACCTTTGTGAGTGCCTCCGTTCAACCCCGCAATCTCTTTCTGACCCTTCAACTTCAAGGGGACGTAGAAGCAAATCGTCATAAACTCTACGAGATTTTCAAGATCAAACAGAATGGGACCTTGAAATATACTTCAGAACTTATTGAAGCGCAGATTGAAGCCTACGTTGAGACGCTCGAAATTCTGCCCATGACCTGGCCGGTGAAAGCCTTGATCTCATTGCTTTGTCCGCAACCGTATTTCGAAGCCTTGCAACATATCCTTGTTGACATTTCTTTCATCGAAGCAACGCTGGCCTTCCCGTTTCAGCTCGAAACCCCAGGCATTGAAATGGGGGTGGTGTTTCCTTCGGAAGCGGTCAACCTATTCAATCCCGGGGATATCCCCATCGGGATGAAGATTCGCTATACCGCCAATGGAGAAGTGGTCAACCCGAAACTGATTAACACTCGGACCTTGGCATTCATTGAACTGGAAACGACGATGGTTGCCGGGGATGTCTTGACGATCACCACCGAAGTGGGCAAAAAACGTATCGAACGTCTGCGAAATGGTGAAGCGACCAACCTCTTTAACACTCTCGCCTTGGAATCCACCTTCCTACAGCTTGAGGAAGGGGACAATGTTCTCTATGCGACAAGTCAAAGCGGATCGTCTTCTCTGTTTACCGAAATTTCGTTTCGACCGAAATACAGCGGGGTGTAAGTGATGGAACTTAGCATTTACAACACCCAACTCGACTTGATTGGCATTCTGGATACCGCCACTGAAATCATCTGGCACCGCGTCTTCCATACCTCGGGTGACTTCGAAATTCATGTTCCAGCCACACAGGAGGTTCTATCACTCTTGAAGTTGCAGCATTTGATCACCAAACCTGACACGGTTGAGTTTGGAATCATCGAAACTCTCTTACTTGAACAGAACGAAGAAGGCGAACGTTTGAAGGTTGCCGGCCGCTTTGGATCCAGTCTCCTTGACCGTCGGATCCTCTTTGAAGCCCACACCTTCAATACGACGGTGGAAGAAGCAATGCGGACCTTGGTGAGTGCTTGCTGTATCACACCGGACAATCCGGACCGGATCTTTCCAAACCTGGAGCTCGGAAGTCTTATGGGATATCCAGAAACGATTGCCTTTCAGGCAACCTACAAGAACTTGTTAAGTACCTTGCGATTGCTTTCCGAAACCAGCGGGCTGGGGTTTCGGGTACGTTTTCTTCCCCAGCTCAAGAAGTTCCGCTTTGAAGTGGTACAACCGCTGGACCGATCCTTTCTGCAATCTGAGAATCCCCGTGTCCTCTTCAGCAATAATGTCGACAACCTACTGACTTCCACCTATCAAGAACGCGATCAAGAAAGCTCTAACCTTGCCCTTGTCGGTGGGGAAGGGGTTGGTGAAGATCGAACGTTGATCGTCGTGGGAAGTGAAACGGGGATGGGACGTCGCGAAGTCTTCGTGAATGCGAAGGACCAACGCAAAGAGGAAGGCATGACGCTCACGGAATACTACCAACTCCTCGCCCAAAAAGGGCAGGAAGCGCTGGTTCCCACATCTGCAGTCTTTGAAGGAACGGTTCGTCCCAATGAAAATATCACCTACAAAGTCGATTATGATCTAGGCGACATCATCACGATCGAAAACAGCCAATGGGAAAAACGAATCCATGTCCGGATCACGGAAATCACGGAAGTCGATGATGCTAATGGACATGCGATCATTCCAGTCTTTGGCCAAGTAAAAAGTCCCCGGGTTGCAACCCAAGACACCTCAGATTCCGGTGGCGGATCATCAATTTTGGTGAATCCCAATCAAGCCATCGTCTCCGATGGTTCAGGTAACTTGGTAGCCAGTACAACGACCGCCCAAGAAGTCGGATTTCTCGCTGGCGTAACATCGGCCATCCAAACACAACTCAATGCATTCTGGAATCTGATGTATCCGATCGGAGCCCTTTATCTAAGTGTCTTAGCCACCAGTCCCTCGGTTCTCTTTGGGGGAACGTGGGTGCAGATTTCGGACAAATTCTTGTTGGCGGGAGGTCCGACGTATAGTCCTGGAACCAATGGCGGCGCTGCCTCTCACACCCATACTTCGGCCGCACATACGCATGCCATCGCTTCTCACAGCCACAGTTCGGCGGCGCATATGCATTCCATTGCTTCTCATAGCCATAGTTCAGCGGCGCATACTCATGTCATTCCAGCGCATAATCACACCCTGGTTGCTGGTTTTGCAATGATTCGCGGCAACACTGGGTACATCTACAATCGGCAAAAAGCCGTTTCACCAGCCTGGACGGAATCTCATAAGAACGCAGGCGCTTGGGCTGCTTCCTCTTCTTCCAACAGTGCGGCGACGGAACTTGGTGGAACGACGGACAATACCGGCTTAACAACCGATGCTACAACTCCAGGCAACACGGGTTCAACAGCATTAACTTCGGATTCCACGACTCCGGGAAACACGGGTTCAACCGGATTGACAACGGACGCCACAACACCGGGATCGACCGGAAGCACCTCCAATTTGCCCCCATATCTCGCAGTCTATGTCTGGAAACGAACCGCCTAAGAAAGGAAACATTCTCTATGGCCATCCGTAGTGGATTCTTCAATAGTGTCGCTGGAGACCGTGTCTATTCTGCTTCAGAATTCGCGGAATACTTCGCCGCCTTCATTGGGAGCGGGGTTTTCCCTGAACCCAGTACCAGTTTAAAAATCGAAGCAACGACTGGCCTGACGCTTAAAATCAAGGCGGGGAAAGCCTGGATCAACGGGTATTTCTTAATCAATGATGCCGACTTCACCGAAGTCATTCCGGTGGATGCGGTCCTCAATCGCATTGATCGATATGTCATTCGATTGCATTTTGCGTCGCGTCAAATTAGCATTCTCCGCAAGGAAGGTATCGCAGCATCCAGCCCTGTCGCTCCCAGTGTCACGCGGGATGCGGAAAGCATCGAACTCTCGCTTGCCTTGGTTCAAGTCAATGCGGGGACCAGTTCGATTACCTCTGGTAACATCACAGATACGCGTGCCGATGCCAGTGTCTGTGGCTTTGTATCATCAACGATCACTAATCTCCCGAACATGACAGCCAACCGTGCTTTGATTTCCGACACCGCTGGAAAGCTGGAAGTCAGCAATGTGACAAGCAGTGAACTTGGGATGTTAAGCGGCGTTACTTCGGCACTGCAGACGCAGCTCAACGCCAAACAAGCAACAGTAGGCGGCGCCGCTTCGACCATTGTCTCCAGCAATCTTTCCTTCAACAAAGTCCTTATTTCCGATGGAAACGGGAAAGTCATTGCAGCAATCGTGACTGTAACGGAATTAGGAACTCTGGCTGGAGTGACTTCCGCCATACAAACGCAGCTCAATGCCAAGCAAGCGACCATCAATGGCCCTGCGTCAACGATCACTTCCGGAAGCTTACCTGCCAATCGCGTCTTGCTGACGGATGGCAATGGCAAAGTCGCCAATAGCGAGGTTACTACCACTGAACTTGAGTTTCTGGCAGGAGTGACTTCAAGTCTACAAACGCAGCTCAATGCGAAACTGGGATCGAGTGCGCAAGCTGCAGATGCCCTCAAAGTCGGAGGAAAGAAGATTACCGTCGGGACCATTGCCCCAGGATCACCCGTGATTGGAGATGTTTGGATTGATACCAACTAGGAAGGGAGTCGATCATGGCCAATCGTAGCTTCGGATATACAACGGTCCCAAACTATGGACGGTGGGGTGGATCATCGACTTATGCTTGTGTCGGTCTTCGATCCAACATGCCGGAAGATGGGACGATCGTGCAACTCTCGGTTTACTTAGGACGCTATGCGGACACGACCGTTCCGATCGTCTGGGGCGAAATCTGGAACCGCAGTACGGGCGTCTTCCTTGCCCAATCATTGACTTCGATCAGTCCCACCAATACAACCGATACCTACTCGGAATTGGTCAAAGTGACATTCGATATGCAGCAAGTCAAGATCGCAGCCGGCACACCGCTTTGGATTGGATTTGCACGCAACTCTGCCGATGCCAATCGCGCCTTGTGGTTTGGCTCTCGAACCAGCGCATCCGGACAAAACACCGACTATCTTAATGCATCCCGATCGTCTCCCGGATCCTTTGCGGTGACCAACACCTGGGCTAATGAAGCCCTCTTTGTCGAAGTCATCTACAAGACCGGCGGACAAGTGAAAGTCTGGAATGGATCGGTGAATGAATCGAAACCGGCCAAAGTATGGAATGGATCGTCATGGCTGGAGAAACCGGTCAAAGTCTGGGATGGATCCCAATGGAAAGAAAGTAACTCATAAGAGGAAAAACACATGAACACGACACTCTTGCTTCAACAAATCATGGTTGCGATTCTGGTATCTGCAGTAGTGGTTCCGACAGTTCAACGGGTCAAAGGATGGTTTCCATCCAGTCGATGGGTTGAAGCGTTTAGCGCAATCCTTGCGGTCGTTCTCGGTTTTCTTATGTCCAGGTATTATGCCAGCTACGATTGGATCGCCAGTGCCTGGGTAGGTTTCTACACCCTAATTGGGGCAGAAGGCATCTATCGTTTACTTGCGGAAAAAATGGCGACGTTTACGGACAAAAAAGGAATCTGGGAAATGCAGGCTGCGGACCCGGAGGAATTGTCTTTCTTGGACACTGATGAAGAAGAGGATGCAGAACATGACGAAAACCAATGAAGGACTAGTCGCTTACTGTAAAACAAAGCTCACCCTCCCGACGATTTATATGTTGGGAGGGTTTGGGCGTAAATTGACGCAAGTTAACATTGATCGTAGGGTAAACCAGTTGAAGTGTCCGCATACGATTCAGAACCTGCAGACGATTCAAGCTGGGTTAGGAAAATACTGTTTCGATTGCGTCGGGTTGATCAAAGGCTATCTCTGGGAAGAAAAACCCGGTATTGTTCCTTACAACATCCCCAAGGGCTCGGATCAGAATGTCAAAATGATGTACTCCGCCTGTCCACAAAAAGGACCGCTTGCCAACATGCCAGACCTTGTAGGGCTGCTTGTCTTCACGGAGAACCTTGGACACGTCGGTGTCTATATCGGCAAGGACGCGGCTGGGAAGCGCCAATACATTGAAGCGACTCCCGCTTGGAACAAATGGGGAGTCACCCAATCCAATGATGAAATTCGCAAATGGGCATTCTGGGGCAAGTATAGTTACATCACTTATCTTGAACCCAAAAAAGAACCCATCACAAGAGAGTTCAAAGTAGGCGATATTGTCTTGGTTTCCGGGATAGGTCGAGGTACCAGTCTCGGAACCGGTGGTGCCACAGCAAATCTAAAGAACCGTCGAATGAAGGTCATAAAGGTCCTTCCCAAATCGCCTTACTCGGTTGGTTGTTCGATCAATCTCAAGGCAATGGTTGGAGAAACCGGATCACGATACATCACCGCCTACTTCAAGCCAACATCAATTCGAAAGGGGTAAACTATGTCGCCAGATACCACATTCAGCTTATCGGTACTTATTGCGATCGCAGGATGCTTTGTGGGACTGGCCGGTTGGATCCATGCCCGGGATTCCAAGATCAGCAATGATGCGGAATGGAAGGGGAACGTCAATGCGAAACTCGACATGGCCATTGGACTTCGAAAAGATCATGATGAGCTTGAAGAAAAGCATAATAGCAATACTGAACGAATTGGCCGTGTTGAGGAGTCCTCTAGAGCGGCACATAAAAGAATAGATAATTTAGAGCAAAGGATCTAG